CCAGCGTTGCTACGAGGACGACCGATGTTGCATTCGGCTGGTTCCCAGCGTTCATCGATTGGTGGAAAGATGACGCGCTTAGACGGGAAATCACAATGCTCGATTTCTGTGATGATGCCATCGTCGATAGCAACAAGATAGTCAGGAATCGAATAGTCTGGGAAATCTCGGTAGAGCGCATTGCATCCAAAGATAGTCCCGTATGGCTTCAGCCTCTTGAGGTCAAACGACTTACGAGACGTACCATTACCAATGATAAACGCTGTGTTCATTCTACTTCCACCTTCTTTGCATCATTCTTCGGACGTCCGCGACCACGCTTAACAGGCGATTCCATCTTTTGCTCAGAAAAGGTAATATCCTGAACAACAGGAGCCTCCTCAGCTTCAATCACGCGAGTCGCGACATTACGACCCCAAGCTTCCCACATCTTGGGATAAACAATTTGAATTGCTTCAGGACGAATGTTAATGTTGCGATTCTTCATACGAAGAATGAGTTTCGCATCGCGCGGATCAACCGATTCTAGAACCTGAATGAAAAGCTGTTCACGCTTCAGAGGATTAATTGGACGACCTTCGTCGGAATCAACGAAGTAGATAAGCTTCTTGCATTCAATATAGAATCGTCCTTCCTGATCAGCAGACTGCTCGAGCGGACGAAACGGGGGATCACCAGGAGGAAGCAACCACTTCACACCAGGATCCATACCGTATCCGAGAACAGCCTTCAACGCGAATGAACTGTGCAGTTCAATAAACTCGGCTTGTCTTTCAGCAGTTGGTTGTGCTTCAATCTTAGCAATAATGTTAGCCATACACTTGTTAGTATCAAGCGCCATCGTCCATTTCCTTTTCATCTGGAGTGTAATCAATATGATTAATAAAAGAGAACTTTTGATCATCAGTCCAAGACGCAAGATAATCATTGTCCTTATCGAAAATCTCGAGATACTGTTCTGGAGTGATTTCATAGTGATCGATGATAGGGCTTGGACCCAAGTGTCTCTGACTGAACTCATGAAACTCGATATTAGTATCGTTCATGATAACTTCATCGAGCGCATGATCAATATCGTCTTCGACTTCAACGACGTAGCGCATACGATACTGAGACAAAGTCTCAACCATAACAAGCTTTTTAGCCATTAGATATCACCTTCCTTACGATTCTCGGAGTAGAACGGATCAAACTTACCACCTGGATAACGAGCTTCAAGCTTCGCTACATTTCCCGCAATTACATCATTTGGGTCAACCTGCAACGCATTACACGCATTGGTCCAATACCAAATCACGTCACCAAGCTCCTTGATTAGATGCTGATGAGTGTCCTCAGTATATGGCTTACCCTGAAACAAAACCTTCTTCATGATTTCCTGGGCTTCGCCTGCTTCACTGGTCATACCAATCAAACCTGTGAGCAACAATGGGATGTTAATCACATTATCCTTATCATAGTGTATTTGCTTCACTCTGTCAAGAAATTCTGCAGCTACACGGCTTTCCTTGCTCGTTACAGCCATAACGAACTCGGCGTACTTAGCCATATCAATCATTCGTCTAATTCTCCATTAGATAATGTTAGTTGAGTATAGTCATTTAGATCACGCTGGACTACAGGAATGGAAATCCATTCCGAAAATCCCTGGCGCTTATACTGAATCTCGTGACGAATGACATCCCACTTCTGCTTATCTGCTGTGGTCCATCCCCAGAAATTTACTGCACGGATATCAATGATAGAGTTATCGAGTTTATTCTTGAGACTACGAATCTCTTTTTCCATTGCGTACAGTTCGCGACTCATACGATCTGTATCACCCATCAGAACTCTCCGATAGCTTCAGTGAGATTACGCAAACGATTCTTGATGAAGTAATTAAGAATCATTCCACGCGGATTACGCTTATATGTAGCATAGGTATCAGTGATGATTTGCTGCAATTCAGAAGGAATGCAGTTCAAGTCAACCATGACCATGTTGCGATTATAGTTCGCAAGCATACCAGGCGTTGTGCAATAATTCAAGCATTCCATCAGCGTCCATTCTTCGAGCTTCTTTTTAGGAAGAGGCTTCTGACGCTTACCATCAACAATGAATGTATCATCATCAGAAAGGAAATTCGGAACGCCATCGCCAGCATCGCCTTGAAGGATATGATACTGCAAGAAACGCTCGGGATTGACATCAGGAGTGATGAACTTCTTGGCGATAGGACTATACTGATTCACATTCATGAATCGCTGTAACTGCATAAAGTCTTTATCGCCAGATACGATAAGGATCTTTTCGCCGCTGTTCAGATACGTGCCATAGGCATTACAGATAGCACCGATGATGTCGTCGGCTTCTGCTCGTTCGAATCGCAGAACAGGATATGGCATGTTATCAGCGATCTCTTCGCGAATCTTGTGAAGCGAGTCGAAGATAGTCTTCCAGTCGTGATCCGAGTTCGCACGAGCTTTCTTACGATTAGCCTTGTAATGCGGGAACACCTCACGACGCCAGTAAGAAGGACCGTCACAGCAGATAACGATCTCACCATACTCTTCGCCAAATTTTTTCTTGTACAGTCGTAAGCTCGACAAGACCATATGGCGAACCATGTCTTCGTCGAGCTGCTTTTCATTGTTAGCCAAGTTCATCATGATATTGGAAATCATGACCTGGCTGAAATCTACGAGGATCATACCAAACTCCATTGCATAACATATAGTACCACGTCATAGTCTTGTTGTCAAGACGGATCTGGTTCCTCATCATCATCGTTGTCGTGGGCAAATCGTACACACTTATCTACGATTTCCTGGAACGGATGCTCGATATCATATGTGGCAAACAATGTAGAACGTATGGCTTCAACTACGAAACCAAAGTTCTTGTCGAACGTTTTCGTCTGAATATCAAAGCCTTCCTCATGAAATTCAGAAAGTAAATGAAGAGCCAACTCATGAACGAATCCATTGACATATTCACGATTGGCTTCTTCATTGTTATCTGGCGTTTCTGGATCAGTAGAAATCAAGCGCAGTCGTTGCGTAGGAAACGGAATGATGTTATCATCATTTGACTGCTCTGAGGATGACGGTGAATTCGTTGACTCGTCCATTCGGTGCACTTGCTTTCGTTGTTACGGAGTTGAAACTGCGCTCTGCGCTCTTAGAGGTACTGGTAGTGATACTTGGCAGAACATCTGCTGGCTTACGCAGTTTCTTCTGCAACGATGCTTCAGTGAAGTTCTGAAGAGTAGTTCCCTTCAGAGATAAGCCGCCATCGCCTGCGACGTAGTGAGAAAGGACGTTGTATTTAGTGTTGAACACCCAAAGCTCAGTCGCACCAACAAGCTTGGCTGGATCAATAGATACGATCTTGAGCGCCGTATCTTCTTTCTGATACTTGATCTTGGATACGACCTTATCAGCAGACTTTGGCTTAGTTGCACGAGGTTTGCGCACAACAGACTTGCGCTTGTTCGATACGATAGACTTGCAGTCGTTGATGATACCTTCGAACATAGCGATACGACGCTGGATCTGCTTCTTGCTCATATGCTCGTATGCTTCGCGGAGCTGCAATTCACCGTTGCGTCCCTTGCCAAGCAGAGCGAGATGCAGCTCATCAAGCCATGGCTGATAGTAGTCAGCGATAGCCTTAGCTTGAGCTGGCTTGACTTGACGAGTATCTTTGAGCCACGAGTAGAAGTTCGTCGACCATTCCTCGTCTGGATTATGGTCGATCATTTCCTCAATATCAGCGATAAGGCTTTCAGCAGGATTGCGTTCAATCTTAGGCTTTGCAGCTTTCTTTTCTGCTTCCGTGATAGCGATACCAGACTCGACGAGCTTTACCAAGTGATCGTTGAGTTTGGTACGAAGCTCGTCATGCTCTAAGCCCATAGAAAACATACGGGCGGTCGCGCACATAGTCTGATTGAGTTTCCAGTCGACATTCTTGCCAACCATAGTCATGGCAGCCTTTGACATGCCATTCTCAAGCATGTAGACCATAAGGTACTCGCGCGCGAACTTGTTGTCTATGAAATAGTTGTACCAGTTGTAAGCTTTGCCAATACGGGAAGACAGCTCGTCTTCGTTGAGGAACTCTTGCCCTTCCCAAGTTGGCTCCTCGCCCATATACTTGGCGTCGAGTCCGCGTGGCGTAAATGTGCGCTTTTTCTTTACGGGAGCAGCCTTCAGCAGATTCTTAGAAGCTCGTGCCATGTGCATTTCCTTTCATCATAGCTAATCATACGCCATCGCGAACCTATTGTCAAGAACTATTTCTTGTCGCCCAACGACTCTAGGAAATCTTGCCACTGACGAGCGCGCATATCCCAGTTGTAGAATGAGTCGAAATAGGCTTTCTGGAATTTCAGACGTTCCTGATTGAACGAAGCCCGATACTCTTGGATAACCATACCAAGAAGCCCAGCAAACATATTGGCGTGTTTGTTGTTGTCTTCATTCCACCCATACATGACGGCAAAGTTGGCGCAAGTTTCAGGCAACGCAGCCAATGTTGGGCAAATTACGTTACAGCCAGCGCTCATAGCCTCGATGACTGAGATACCAGAAGTCTCGGGCCAGATGCTAGGATACGCATAGATATGCGCCTTCTTCAGAGCTTCGCGAATCACTGAGTTTGACTGAAAACCATGATACGTCATGTTCGGATGATTCTTGATGCGTTCGAACAGAGCAAGATATGGCTCGTCGCGAGCTGGCCAGCCATAGATATTAAATGACGAGTAGACGTCGAGATGGAAATCTAGATTCTGTTTCGCAAGGAATTCACACACCGGAACAAGAAGTTCAAGCCCACGATGAGGGGTTGTGTGATAAATGATATTGATAGTTCCTTGCGGCTTTTCGTGCTGTTCGATAGGAACGATAGCGTTCTGTAGAACGATACCTTTATCATATGGAACGCCCAAACCTAGATTATATGTTGATTGTTGATAGTGTGATACGAAGATCAGTTTCTCGAAACGATCAAGAGATTTCTTATCCTTGAGATGCTGTGACTCAGGATCATCCCAGGTATCATGTAGCCAAAGCAAATTGCGCTTTGATGAATCTACATCGCGCACGCGCGAGCAAATGATATTGAAACGATCTGTGAGGTGCGAAGGAAGACGCGACATCAATCCTTCGTACATTTGCTCAGTTCCACCCTTTGAACCAATATGAGCATACGTTCCATTATCGGTTGGCTCAATCGAAGGCTCTGATGATTCTTTCAGTCCAATGATATTCAATTTAGTCATACAATAGGCTCCATAATCAGTACAGAATCGATTCGGAACGAACGCCAGCCATGAAAATCCAAGTCCCATACAGCAAGAACGTCAGGATTATCCTTCGTAGTGATTTCTGTGTCGTTCATCAAAGGAGGTAGATACTTCTCTTCCAACGAACAACGCATATCACGCAAAGAACCATCCTTCTTTAAGAACTGGACAAAGATAGTACCAGAACGAGCAGCTTCACGAATTTCTTCCTTAGTATATAGCATTAGATTTTCCTTCCGAGATATTTGGCGTCAGTGCCTTCAGTGATATATTGATATGCACCCTTGGAGTATGCTGGAGCCGTGCGAGCAGCCTTATCTTGCATAGCCTGTACAGTCGCAGCAGATTCCTGATGATCACGCTTCCACTTATGATCGTTGAGCTTATCACGTTTGGCGGCAACACCACCAGGAATCGTGTTGGTCATGGGTGCAGCATTGGACTCAGTAGCCAACGAATAAGTGAACTTCTTGGGAGCAGTCTTCGTACCTTTGAAGTAACCTACTCGCTCAAGAAGTTCATTCGTTTTACGCTGAGACTCGATCATGCCTTGAGTTGGCTTGCGAGCTTTACGTTTACGCAAGTTGGTAGTGGTATAGTAGATTGGAAGAATAGCCATATTTGACCCCTTATCACAGTATTCATTATAATGGTGATTCGGTCGATTGTCAAGGGCTATTTTTAGGACAGAATTTCCTTGAGTCTGTCAGCAGCATAGCTGGCTGCAAAGGCTTCTGGCTTCACTTTGGGCGCAAAGCCACACATACCACGGATGTAGCCAGTAGCCTGCTGTATAACGCAAGATGATCCATGTAATTCGTCTGGATTAATATCCAAATGTACTTCGACGTGTCTATCACCAATCGCTTCGAATAGTTCGAGATACATCGCAGAAGCTTTATATACTTCGTTCATCAAGCGATATGCTGGACGGTCGTGGCGCTTATCAAAGTCGCGTTCTGTCGATACCTGCCCGAACACTTTGCAGCCACGTGAGCCGTCGATATGGATTACGACTGCGACTGTGTAATCAGCGTACCACTGATTATCGCGACCGCGATAGCGTTCGGAGTCAGCGCCGATATAGATACAGGTTGCTTCTGATGTGTTCTGAATGAAATCACGGACTTCATCGATGTTCATGTTTTGCATGATAAACCTTTTTGAATGGCACCGGTGCTAGGAGTCGAACCCAGGCTTTTAGTTTTGGAGACCAACGTGCTACCGTAACACTTCACCGATATGATCTTATTTAGTGGCGGAGAGTGTGAGATTCGAACTCACGGAACCAATTACGGTTCGCTCATTTAGCAAACGAGTGCTTTAGGCCACTCAGCCAACTCTCCATAGCTTGTTGACGAAATCTAGCAACAAATCGTGATGTCTACCGTTGTGCCAGTATCCGTCTAGATATTGATATGGTTCTTTGTACCAGAACTCCTCACTTTCAGGATGACAACCAATGATACCTACGTTGCCTTGTATGATAGCCATCGGCTCGTCATTAGCATACTTAGCAATAGTATCATAATATCCCGTTCCTGTAAAGGTACAACCGTCGTAGAAGAACATCTTTTCTTTTTGACCTAGCCATTCGACGTCAGCGACGGTGCCGTAGCTTCGGCGGATTTCAGCAGTCGGGCGCTTTATATACTGAACAGCATCAAGATTGTCGAGCAGATCAAAGTAGCGAGGCCCAGCCCAGTAAGCGCCCATGCAAATACCCAGATACTTACCCCCATTCTCAAGAAACGAGAATATTGTGTTAGCGCGTCTCCGATTAAAGAAATCAAAATACCGCTCACTATCACCAATACCACCAGGAAAAGCCACCATCCCCACGTCATTCAATACCTCGTTAAGATCATCATGAACTGTAAACAGTTTGATTTCGTACTGTGGGGATAACGCTCTTATCATTCCATTACAACACTCAATGGAGCATTCTGGTTGGTGATGAAAGAGCGCGATACGTTTCATTCCGAATATTTAGCTAAAACCAAAAGGACACTTCTTTTCTTTTCGTTTCATATCTAAAAGCGGATAAATTCCTCGTAATGTAGTTGGTGGAGGAAAAAGTCTATTCAACTCATTCTGAGTAACAAAGTGATTTTGTATCTCAATTTTCGCATTATCGACAATAGGTATAATATGAACTAGAGGCTTACCTACTGGTATAAAGAATGAATATTCTGTTTTCTTTTTAGGTATCAATATATTAACATTCGTAGCATGATTTACATCATATTCCAATATACCTGGTGGTATAAGGAAATCATAATTTTCTAAATTCCATATTGCTGATGTAAACAAAAAATGTAGACCTGTTTTTTCTTTCAACATCCAGGGACTGGATAATTTCGAATGATAGTAATTATCGAATCCACCTTGATACTGATTTTTTGAATGTTCGATAGGATCTGGTCCTGAAGTTTTTAACCAAGTGTATCCTTTATCTGGGGTAATTTTAAATCTCATATCGGTCCAAGAAGGAATAACGATACTGCGCTTGTACAGTTCTAAAAAACCATAACATCTTCTCATATTTCTTTGTTCAAAGGAAAAATTTATATCATTGACGTCTGCAATAGGAAGCTTAGTCCACCAATTCGGAAATGCTTTTGGTCCTCGTATGATAGGCGCATATTCATACGCGAACGAGTCTGCCGTAAAACAATCAACAATAACTTTTTTGCGACGATGGAAAAAAGTGAACATAACAAATCCTATAATGGTGCCGCCTCTCTGTTACG